GCAGCGGTGAGCGTGATGCCGTGGGCTGATGCTTGCGGCTGCATGACCAACACCCGTGGCTCTTTCTCGTGCTGGAAGCGGCGGATGATGTCGCTGCGTTTGCTCGGCGTGACGCTGCCTTGGATCACCTCGGCGGCAATCCCCCGCTTGAGTAGGTGAGCGTGGACGGCGGCGATGCTGCTGCTGAACATGGCGAAGATCAGAACCTTGCGGCTCGTCTCGTTGAGGATCTCCTCCAGTACCGCCAGCCTCGGCGTGGCGTCGAACTCGACCACGCCCTTGTCGTCTGTGTACGCTGCACCGCAGGAGATCTGAAGCAGTTTGCTCACGCCAGCAGCGGCGTTGACCGCGCTGATTACCTCTCCCGCCGCCTGAATCATCATCTGATCCTTGAGCAGGTTGTAGTACTTGGCTTGCTGAGGCGTGAGAGGGACGTTTCGTGAGACTGTGGTAACTGGCGGCAGATCGAGGCACTGCTCTTTGGTGTACCGGATCGCTGGCTGTAGCGCATCGAACACTAGGTCAGGCGCATTGGCTTTCGGAGCCCACTTAAAGCTGGTGATCTTGTTCATGGTCAGATCACGCCACGCTGTCAGGAACTTGGGAATGCCTGATGGGTTCACCAACTTAGCCAGACCGAACGCATCGACAGGCGACTGCGATGCTGGCGTGCCAGTCATCATCCACAGATATGTGTCAGGCTTGAGGATCCCCGCCAATGCTTTCCAGCGGCGGGTAGTCACCGTCTTGTATGCGTTTGCCTCGTCCACGATGACCAGATCGAATCTGCCGTCATTCCTGATCTCGTCTGCGATCAGGTCAAGCCCTTCGTAGTTGACGACCACGAACTCGAAGTCCTCTTGGAGCATCTCGATGCGCCGCGCTGCCTTGGGGTGATGGGCAATAACTATGCTGCGGTGCAACACGCTGTTGCTCAAGTCTTGTACCCACGCCGACTGCATGATCGACAGGGGGCAAAGGATCAAGCAGCGCCTGATCTCCTTGCGTTTCATCAGGTAGTCCGCTGCCCATAACGCTGAGAGCGTCTTGCCTGTTCCCGGTTCGCTGAACACGAACGCTCGACGGTGGATCGTCAGGAAGGATGCTGTCTCGATCTGGTGGGCCATCGGTATATAGCGCCCGGGCCAGTCGTACTTCTTTGTGATGGGGGAGGGGACATTCTTGACCCCCAGATTTCGTAAGACTCGTACCTCATCCAGACCCCAGAAGACGGCAACGTCATACCCGCCGTCGTCACGCTTGACGGCTTTACTTCTAGGAATGATGTTGTACTTGTCTGGGTTTCTGGTTTTGAATACTAGTGCCTTGTTATCGAGTATTTGCATTGCTCTCTCATTTACTTGTTGTCGCCTCTATTGGCGCTCTTGTTTCGCATACGCAGATTCGACTTGGCAGACGTTCCTCCAGACCGCAGAGGGGTGATGTGGTCTACATCCTTGCCGTCTCCTTTTGTCGCTGCTCCTGTTTTCTCCATCAGGCGTCGTGCTTTGACGCGCTCACCTCGCTTCTTTATCTGATCGGGTTTGCCTTGGTAGTTTGCATATTCCGCTTTGTAGTCCCTTGCCATGATTACCTCTTCGTGTTGTAGGCGCAGTCTTTCACAGGACACCACCCGCATAGCGGTGTCCTTGTGGGGTTCCATACATCGTTGGCGTAACTTGCTTCGAGCTTGGCCGTGCGTTCGCGGTACTTCCACCACTCAGCCTCGGCTTCTTCTCGCGCCATACTGTGGGTGACCATATCATCCTTGAGCAGGAACAACAACGCTGACTTCACTTCCCGTATGTGTGGGAAGTGGGCGAACACCATCAGCGACATCAAGCGCAACTGATCCCTGTCGGGGTACTTGTTGTTGCCTGTCTTCCAGTCCACCACACGGGCGGTCAGGTTCTCGTCGTTGATGATGATCAGATCAGCGATGCCCCGCACCCAACGGTCAGGGGCGTTGAAGTTACATGGCCGCAAGTCCTTGGTAAGCGCCATCTCATACTCGGCGTACTTCCTCCCGGGCTTGGACATAGTGGCGTCGATCACGGGCTGGATGAAAGCAAACTGAGGCAGGAGCGGCGTGCCGTCCTTGATGAAGTCCTCAATCGACTTGTGCATCTCCTTGCCGTATATCGTTGCCGTGGTATCGGTGAACGGATACTTGTTCAGCACCTTCACCTCGTGATACCTCCGAGCACAGCCCTCGTAGTCCTTGAGGGCTGAATGCGACCACGTAACATTCTTGGTCATAGTTTGGCGGTACTCACGGCTTGGGCAAGGCGGCTGGAGAAAGCACTCACGAAATCTTCGTCGCGCTCAAGGCTGCTTCCCATGTCGTTGAGAATGGCATGGGTCAACTCGTGCCAGAAGGTCTCGTCGATCTCCTCGCGCCTGTACGCAGCGCCAGTGATCTTGCTTTGCTTACCGATCTCGATGCGTGCTGCCTTGAAGTACGTGGCGCCCATGACGCCACGCTTGCCCATAGTGGGTAGTACCAGCACGGTGTACGTGCGGTCACCTAGATTAAAGCTCTTGGGTATCAGCATTTGGCTTTCCTTTCATCTCTTTGATTGAGTTGGTCATGATCTTTACCTCGACGGCTGCAAGCAACGCTTCTTCAAGCGCCGCGTCGAAGTTCCCGTGCAGCATATGGTCATGCACTTTCCTGAGCGCTGTCTCCGCCATCATGCATGGGTATGCGTAGTCAATGATTACTTCCACTGTCATTACATCTCCCGGTTAAAAAGTTTGCTGCGCCACACAGATACGTGTGGCATATGGTTGTGCGCCTTAGTCGGCGTCGTGTACCCCTGATGCTCAATCCAGCCGATCAACTTAAGCGCTCGTACCCCAGACACCCACACGTTTGGGTGCAATGTCTTGGGGCGGTGCAGCCTGTTGTTACCGCAGTACTCCCGGAACTCATCCCCCAAGACAGCAGGCTTAGATTCCAGCAGTTGTTCTGCCAGTACCAGATACTGCGTAACGAAAGCAGGTTCTGTCCTATACGCTTTTGCCCAACACTTATCCGCGAGATCGAACGCATTCTCCAAGCGGTCTTCTTGCATTTGCCTCTCCTAGTTTTTAGCTAGTCCATACCTACGGTGAGCGCCACCGTCAGCGGCCAGAGGGATCCCCGGCATATATTTAGGCTCGACAGTCATCTGCTCCAAGACCCATGTCTTGGCGAAGTCAACGTCCGCATCTGGCACACAGACGATCTGCTCGTCATGCACCGTTCCAACAACTGGATATCGTCTGGCTACGCGCAGCATCCCATCCGTCATCACGCATCGGGCTACGCCCTGCGTGACGTTGTTCACTATCTTTCCCGCGTACAGCTTAACACGGTCAGGGCCATACGTCCACTGCACCCGCCCCCGCTCATCTACGCCCTGCTGCAAGTCAGGATACAGCAGGCTCATGCCAGAAGGCAGCACGATCTCGCCCTTGCGGAAGGTCACGCACTTGTGAACGTACTCTTTGCCCCCGTACAGGCTACGCTCGATCAGGTTGTTGCACAGATTCCAGAACGACACGACAGGCTCGGCGGTTCTGCGGTACTTGTCGATGATCGCCAAGGCTGCGAAACAATGGATGAGCAGTTCCTGTTCCGAACAGGTGTGGGGAATCTCCTCCATCTTCTTGATGTTCTCGGCGGACCCGACGAACTTGTTCGCTTTTGCGTAGGAGACGCCCGCTCGCTTGGCAAACTCCTTGTCGTACATCACAGGCTTGGCTCCGAGGAAGCCAGTCAACAACTGAGCAGCGAACGACGCCCACCCCATGCCGTAGCCGCAGCCAAGCAGCGCGGACTTGGCCGACTGCCGCAGATCTGGGTGAGAGTCTTTGGTCAGGCCCGGGGTGTTGAACATCTGTGCGCCGAACTGCGCGTATGGATCGCCGCCTGAGCGGAAGATGTCCAGCAGTTCGTTGTAGTCAGCCAGCCACGCCAGCACACGCGGCTCGATCTGCCCCAAGTCACCCACCACCAACTGATGCCCCTCGGGGGCCATGATGGCCTTGCGTAGGAACGACCCACGCTTCAAGTTCTGCATATTGATGGCGCTGCCCTTGCTGGCAGTCCACCGTCCGGTCACCGCGCCGTAGTAGTTCAGCGGAACAGGAAGCGTGCCACGCGCTGCAATGTCCAGAAACCTTTGTGCACGTGTTCTTTCAGTAGTGGATTTAACTTTAAGGCGAGTCTCGCATAGCAGGGCAACATCCTCGTTGTCGGAGTTGAGCAGCGCCTGAAACATTGCATCATTTTTAGCGAGCGCGAGTGTTTGTTTGCCCGTTGTCTTGCTGACCTTTTGAGGCGGCGATACTCCGAGCCTTTCGAGGAGGGCCGCGAATTGAGGGTTTGAAGCAAGCGCAGCCTCATCCACGCCACATTTCTGAAGGAGTTCTTCACGTTTCTCTTTCTCCTCTACCAACGCATCCATCAACATCTCCTCATCTAGTACCAGCATGGGGCGCGTGTACATCTTCAGCGTCATGTCGATCAGTCGAAGTTCCTTTGTCGGATACCCAGCAACAAGTCGCTCGAAGATGGCCTCGCAGAGATAAACATCGTGCTTGCAGTACTCTCCAAGTTCATGCTCCACCGCTCCCCCCAACTCGACGAGACCATCGGTACTATGTACGGCGTGCCCTTTTGGGGGAAGACCAAAATCCGTCGAAAGCCGAGAAAGGGAATTGCCAACTTCCACGCCGCGTAAAGCGCGTGCCATTGACAGCGTATCGAAGATGAACGCGGGGCGGACTCCGTATCGCCACTCAAGGATCGATATATCAAACTGGGCGTTATGTGCAAGTACAGCGGTTCGTCCCCAGTCGATGTCTGCCAAGTACTCAGGTAGGTACTCTCCTCGAACCCATTCAATTGGGCTGTCACTCCCATATTCATGAAAGCAGCATCCGAATGCGGTGAATCTCTCATCTCGTATGTACTCCTCAGTGGTCATCTTCGAGAGCGTGTAGTCCTTGCTGCTCCACCGAGTCTCGAAATCGATGGCAAGTATCTTGTCGTATGGCTTGCTCAATGCGTCTCTCCTGTGTGTTGGCGTTGATGTGAGTCCACGAACGCATTGGCGGCGGAGTAGACCAACTCTTCAGCCTCATGCTCTTCGGCGTTCATAGCCGCCACGGTGAGCGTGTCCTTTATGCGGAGCAGCAGCACGCCGCTGGTGTCCTTACCATCCATGAAACACATGGTGATCATGGTGAACAACTTCAGACACCTTACTTGGTAGTCGTCGTCGAAACTTTCCAAGTTACTAGCCAACTGCAAACTCAGTTGCGCTCTTTCCAACAATGCTTCCTTATCCATCACTTCCTCTCCTCGAACCAGTTGTCTAACAAATCAATGCCGTCCTCACGGACAACCATTGCGGAACCGCCTGCGCGGTGGATGTGAGCGATCTCTCGCTCTTGCAAAGCAGTCGTAGTATTTTTCCCTGCCTTGCACTCGATGCCCAGAAAGAATCCTCTGAAGCACACGATGATGTCCGGTATCCCGGCCCTGCCGTAGCCATTGGCTGCGGCGAAGAAATAGTAAGCGTCATGCTTCTTGATGACTGCGACACACGCAGCCTTGACGCGCCCTTCAGGCGTTTGTGCCATGTGAGTCCTTGTTGAATTGGGGGTGGCAGGATGAGTAGATTGCTTGCCTGCCCCAAGCTATGAGAGAGGCAGCACCCGAAAACTGCGGGGCGGGGGTGCTGCCATCAGAGATTAACTACATCTACTAGGCCATGTCTGTCTCTGACGAAATGAGCCCGCCCCTTACTTATTTATTTGGTTGAGTATCTGTTGCGTGTGCGCTAGATTGAGCGCGGCCTGCGCGAGTTGCATCGCTTGATGCGGTTCTAATGCTTCGCCTGACTTCCTTGCCAGCGCCTCGATTGCTTTTTCAATTACATTTTTCATGGGTTTTATCTCCATAAGCGCCACCTGTTAATCGGTCAGGTGGCTTTACCGTCTTGCGTATTTATTGATTTGTAGCATTTGCCCATAGTTACCCAGCTAATAGTAGTTGCGCTAACGCCGTAGTCTTTGGCGATATCCTTTTGAAAACGATTTCCTTGAGCGTACTCTTTTCTTATCTGGTCGGCTTGTTCGTTTGTTAACTTTGCTGCTCCCCCACGCTCTCCTTTTGCTAGGCGGTTTTTAGCAATGGCATCTTTTGTGTTGTCTGCCTGAGAACCAATAAAGAAATGCTTTGGGTTGCAGCATTTTCTGTTATCACATTTGTGAAGCACAAGATTATCGGCTATGCCAGATGCGGCTATACCCGATGCCCCTCTTGGATTCTCTAATAGCCCGCTCAACCACGCCGCTATACGGTGCGCCCTGTACTTCTTTCCGTGCCAGATTACTCTGCCGTACCCCCTGCTGGTAGCCCCCTGCCATTCCCAGCATCCATCCGTCTTCTTTACTCGCGCCCAAAAGGACTCAGGTGTTTGCGGCTCTGCCATGCTGCCCCTTACTTATTTATTTCCGTTTCAATTAACTTAGACAAGTAGTGCTGCGCCTTGCGGAGGTCATCGACCCCGCCCTTGTCGCGCCAGCGGCTGACATATTTAATAATGTTCCCCTCCAGATACGGGATCTCGTTCTGCACGATGTAATCCCACGGCTGGATACTTTTGTCTTTGTAGTGGGAGCCCCCCACTTGTACGGCGTTAGCAGCAGTCGGTGTCGGCTCCGTGGTAATGTATTTTCTTCCGTTTGCATCCGTAAGAATTCTGTCAGTCATGTTCCCCCCAGTTCTCCACCATTGATTTAATCTCTTCGATCTTACGAAGCGCACACTCGTAGTGGTTGTGCCCATACTTCCAGCAGTCAGGGCTGTGGGTTCCGATCCTACCCTCTCTGTCCTGCTGCCAACGTAGGGATTGTCTTAGTCGGATGATCTCTGCGGCGGCGTCTGCTGCCAGATCGCTCTTGCAAGCGTACAAGCGCAGAAGAATTTCCGCTGGGCTGTCTGGTTTCATGTCTTGCTCCTCTCAGGCCACCCAACAGGGCGGTCAGTCCATTCGACTACATCGCTCCAATCAATTTTCTTCGCCGCCCAACGTGCGGCTCTGTCGGCTGACTCAAACGAGAAAGCAGGCCACGACCAGCACTCGCCGTCCCACCAGCGATATGCACCCGCCCACGGCGCATTACTGTTCTTAACAGGCCACCAGCCAAGGCTCGGGGGTGGACCTTTGTTCCAATCTGCGTACAAGTCTTTCATATTCCATTTCGTAGTGTTGCCAGAACAGCCAGCGCATTTCCATAACTTCCGGTGTGGGTTGAACGTGCCGCCCAGCGCGGTTTTCTTTTGGTTGCACACCCAGCATATGCGAGTAAACCCAATAGCCTTCATCACTTTATCTCCACAGCATAAACCCGGATAAACTCGGCCAATTTGTGTAGGTCATACAACTGAGAGGAGGGCACAGTCCTTGTCAGCCTGAACCCCTCGGCCTTGAGTAGTACCGACAGCGCACCTCTCCGTGCCTCTAGCGTAACCACTTCGAGCAGACGGACAAGCTCCTTTGCCTTCTCCCAGTCCATTATTTACTCGCCGTTTCTGTTCGCTTACGGTCATAGCAGACAAGAAACTTCCCGTCTTTACTAAAATCGCAGTCGAATAACTCATCGTCGGGTACGGCTTCAGGTA